GAGAGTTCGATCTCCAGTCCTCGAGCAATCGTGCCTCTCTCGAGATGACCGCGGAGGCGCAGGAATGCACGCCATTCGGCGCCACCTCGCGCGTCTATGCCGTCGGCCTGCCGCGCGTGCCGTTTTCCTTCGCTGGTTATCCGGCAACTGACGATGTCGAGCTGGCGCTGTTCACCCTCGCCGGGCTCACCGATCTGCCCTTGACGATGTCCAAAGCCAAGACGGTCGGCGCGGTTGCTTTCGTTGGTCAGGTGTTGGATGCCGAGTACTCGACCACCTGGAGCCATGCCGAGGTCCGCACCTTCCAGAGCAGCGGCGAGCTGACTCAGCGCAGCTTCGGGCGCGGCCGGGTCATGCATCTCGGTTCGGCGGTGGCTGCGACCGGTGCCGGCGGCATCCAGTTGCTACGCGGCATCTCGCTGAACAAGCAGGCCCACGCGACGCTGCATGTCACGGCCATGACCGGCACGCCAACTTTCACCGGCAAGATCGAATCCGATGATGCAATCGGGTTCACCACGCCGACTACGCGAGCGACGTTCACCGCAATCACCAACACGCCGACGTTCGGCTCCGAGCTGGTTCACATCTCCGGTCTGATCGCAGACACCTACTGGCGCTTCAGCTGGACCATCACTGGAACCGGCACCGTGACCTTCGTTGCTGCCCTGGGCTTCGAAGAGCCCGTGTGAGGACTCATGGCTGAGATCATCAGAAACGCGAAAGTGCAGATCGGCTCTTTCGACTTTGCCAACAACGCGAAGGCCTGCACGATTAATTATACCATACCGACGCAGGAGGTAACTGGCTTCGGCGATACCTCCAAGCGGTTCGTGCTCGACATTAGCGAGTGGAACGCCAGCATCGATTTCACCGATGATTTCGTCGACAACGGCTTGAACGAAATGCTCTGGACCTGGGTGACTGGCGGTGTCGAGGTCGCGTTCAAGGCGCGCAAGGATGACGCGACGATCGGACCGACAAATCCCGAATATCAGGGGAACGTGCTGGTGCTGAATGCCCAGGTGTTTGCAGCTGGCGTCGGGCAGGTGGCCGGCGGCACGCTCAACCTCCAGGGCAGCGGTACGCTGACCAGGGCAGTGGCGTGAGCGCAGTCGCCAGGATGAGCAAGACAGCGTCGTCTTTGCGCGATCGGCTACTGCAAAATGCCGGGCCAAGGGTGCATGCCCTGGAAACCGAGCAATTTGGTACGGTCTGGGTCCGCGAGATGAGCGGCGCCGATCGCGATCGAATCCAGCAACTGATCAAGGCGCACCCCGACGGTCTAGTCGCGCCCGGTTCCGATGCCCGCCTGGTCGCCATGTTCCTCTGCGATGAAGATGGCACGCGGCCATTCGACATCGAAAAGGACGTGGATCAGATCAACGAGCTGCCCCTCGTGTTCATGCGGGAAGTCATTACCAAGGGCAATCGGGTTAGCGGCCTGACGGAGGATGCCGTCGACGAGGCCAAGGCAAATTTTCCCGCCACCCCGAGCGACGATTCTACTTCCGACTCGCCCGCGACCTTGGCGGCCTGACCGTCGGCGAGCTGCTGGGCAGGATCAGCAGCGCCGAGCTCACCGAGTGGGTGGCCATCTATCTGCTTGAGGCCCAGGAGGCGCGGGACGCGGAGCTGGAGCGCCAGGTCAACAGCGGCATCAGCCGGCAAATGAGCCGGCCACCACGCAGGCGATAAGCATGACGCCGCTCGAAGCCGCCAAGCTGCTGATTGCCGATTATGCCGGCGCCCTGCTGCCGGCCGAGAGCATTGAGCTGGCGGGCGTTTCCGCATCGATCGTCATCGCTCACGGCGAGACCGCCTTGCTAATCCGCGGCACCGATCAGCTCAGCGATTGGCTGAGGTACAATTTCAGGTTCCTGCCCGAGGTCGGGCCAGGCGACCGCTACCAGTGGCATCGCGGCTTTCTGCATCACGCCCAGATTGCCTATGCCTTCGCCAAGGGCAAGGGCGTGACGATCGTTCTCGGCCACAGCCTGGGTGCTGCCGCCGGTGGGATCGTCGCCGCTGGCCTAAGCGTGCCAGCACTCTGTTTTGCTACGCCGCGGGCTTGGTTTTCCGGCGAGGATGAGCCTGACCCGCCAGAGGCGGCGACCATTCTCAACCTGTGCCGGATCGACGATCACATCTGCCAACTGCCCTCGCGCGCTCTCGGCTTCCGCCATTTGGGCCAAGTGCGCTGGCTGCGCACCAAGGGTCTGCATCTCGGCCAGGATCACACGCTGCTCCATTACCTTGAGCTGCTGGACGACGAGCCATGAAACTGAGCATCGATATCGGCAACGCCCGCCAGTTCGACGAGATGCTCAAGCAACTCCCGGCCAATATCGCCCGTAGGGCCGCGGGCAACGCCCTGCGGGCGGGAGCGCGCGTCATCCGCGACGAGGCCAGGCGGCAAGTGCCCCGCGAGAGCGGCAAGCTGGCCAAGGCGATCAAGGTGATCACCGGCCGCTCGACCCGATTGGATCGCCGCCGGGTCCTGGTGATCGTCACCAACAAGGACGCAGGCATTAATCCGCACTGGATCGAGTATGGCACCGTCGCCCAGCGCGTGGCGAAGTCTGGCGGATATTTGACTTTTGTCATCGACGGAAAGTTCATTCGAAAGAAAAGCGTGGCCGGCGTCCGAGCCAAGCCGTTCATGCGGCCAGCGGCTGACGCCAAGGTTGGTCAAGCCGTTGACGTGATTGGTTCTGTGCTGGGCGAGGCGATCGAGAAGGAAGCGACCAAGCTCGGGCGGCGATGACGGCTGCTGTCGGGCAAGACCGCCGCTAGGCGGTAGGGCGTCATGGTCCAAGCAGCCAACGTCAACGTCGGGTTAAATCTCGAGTCCGCCGCCTTCATATCCGGCGCCGAGAAGGCGCGCCGGGCGATGACCGACAGCCTGGCGGCGATTCGCCAGGAGAGCTTCCGTGCCAGCGAGGCGCTCGGCGGCGTCACCGAGTCGACGCAAGGCTTGGCCACGGCCAACGATAACATCAAGCGCTTCGGCAATATCGCTCAGCAGGCCGGCTATCAGGTCGGCGACTTCGCGGTCCAGATTGCCGGCGGTACCAGTGGCCTGACGGCATTCATTCAGCAGGGCAGCCAGATCGCCGGGGCATTCGGGCCGATCGGTGCCGTCATCGGTGCTGTGGGTGCGGTAGTTGGCGTGTTCGCCAAATCGATGCTTGATGCCGGCACCAGTGCCGACGACGCCAAGACCGAACTAGAGAAGCTGACGCAAAGCACGACCGCTTACAAGGATAGCCTCGAGGCGATCAAGCCGCTGCAACAGGCCTTTCTGCAAAACTTGATAGCCTCACAGAAGGAAGCTCAGACTACTGGCGGCATTTATAATTATTTGTTGGGCGTTGTTGGTTCGCTGAACGATACCTTCGCCGAGCTGAAGGAAACCCAACAGACCGGCGTGGGCGTCGGCACCAGGGAAGGCATTCAGAATCTGATTCGCGGTCGGGAGCGCGAAGATCGGGCGATCAACGAGTACCTCAACCGGAACAAGCCCGGCATCATCGCCAAGGCCGAGACCAAGCCAGGTCTGGAGGCGCGCGACTATTACAAGGACGAGGAAGAGGCGGCCAAAAAGGCTGCTACCGCGGCTGAGACGGCGGCCAAGGCGGACAAGGTCCGGGCCGACCAGAAAGCGGCGCTAATCGCCCGTATCGATGATGAGGTCGCTGCATCGAAGCGACTGACCGAGGCGGTCGGCCAGGGCGCCTATGCGCAAGAGCTAGCCAACATCGAGAATGACAAGCAGAAGAAATATCTCGAGGTCTCCAAAACCCTCACCGGCGACGAGCTGGAGCAACAGAAGAAGAAGATCGATCTATTGGCGCAAGAGGCACGCGTCAGGGCCTCCATTCAGACGGCGACGCCAAGCGGCGCATCTACTACGCAACGACAGGCAGAAAAGGCGTCAATCGAGGATCTAGGTAAATATCAGCTGGAGCAGGATCGGAAGACCGTCGCCGAGCGGGAGCGGCTCAACGAGGCAGCTGCTGACAAGCTCGCTGACATCTATGCCCAGCCGTTCAAGGACCTGGCGACCAATCTCTCGCGAACGTTGTCGAGCGGCATTCAGGACGCGTTGAGCGGCGACTTCGATTTCGCCACCTTCGCCGAGAGCTTCGGCGATATCTTCGCAGACACGCTGGCGGCATCCATCACCTCGGCGCTGACTCCGGCACTGACCTCGGCGGCTCAGAACTTCGGGCAAGTTATGAGCGAGGCGTTCGGCGCGGCGCCTCCAGGCGGCGCTGGCGCTCCCGCCACGCAACTGACCATGGGCGGCGCTGCCCTGGGCGGGGCCGCGTTTGGCGGGGCCGCTGGCGGTCTCTACGGGCAATTCGGACCCAACACCAAGCCCGGCAATTATGCTGGCGCTGGTGGTGCCATTGGTGGCGGCCTGGGTGGCGCGGCCGGGTTTGCTCTTGGCGGGGTGGGTGGCGCCGTGATCGGCGCGGCACTCGGCACTGCGGTGGGGTCATTCCTTGGCAGCCAGTTTGGCGGCCAGAACAATCTCGGCAACGACCGCAGCGCGCAGGCATATCGCACCGGCCGGGGCATCACCTACAGCGACAAGAGCTTTTCCGAAGAGAATCGCAACATCACTGCCGGTATCTTGGGCGAGGTCGCCAAGCTCGAGGAGGTATTTAACGGCCTGGGCGGCGTCGTCGGTGACCTCAAGCTGCGGATCGAGGCCGGCAATAAAACCGGCATCACCTACAACGGCAAGAAATATGAGAACGCCCAGGAGGCGCTGTCCGCGGCACTCCAGGATCTGATCGGCACCACCACCGGCCTGACCGCCAGCCAGCAGACCGTCCTCGCCAACACCAAGGCCAAGGACACCCAGGGCATTGCCGCCGATCTCGGCTTTG